GTTTGAACCTCTTTTAAAGAAAACCAAAGGTCTTGCGCTACACCGTATTTATTAATAAAATTTATCTTTCTGCCGTTGCCGTATTTACTGCAATTTATACGAGTTATTTTTAAATCTTCAATAATAGCAGAACCTGCCGAAATACTTGTCGATGCTGAATTGTAATAATAAGAAGAACTAACACCTGCACTATTCATTCCTGAAATAAAACCATCCTCGCCAATAGGTACAAATATTTCAAAATCTCTAACGAAATAAGATTCTGATTTTATTGGTGCAATTAACCAAGTACCTAGAGCAGTATCTACAGGGTTTACAGGTCTAGCACCATCAACATAAAGACCGTAAGCTTCCCACCCAATATCTGTAAAAACAGTAGGACTACCTACTACACTACCTGTTCCATTTAAACCTGTATAAGCCGTTAAGGTTGTAGTAATATTTATTTTTTGAGGAAAATTATTAGAAAGATAATTTATTGTCAAGTAATCCCTGCACAATTCAGCTATTTCAAACACACCATTTAAAACTGTTGCTCTATTTTTATTTATTGTGTACCTTAGAGTTCCATCAATTGTTAAAGTTAATTGTATTGAATTAGCAGATGCCGATGTAGACTTGGTTTTATACTGTGGACTTCTTAATGCTATATTTGCCATTGTTTATTTTTTTGTTCCTAATATTATTTGATTCTCAATATCCAATGCAAACGCTTCTATTAACTCGTCAGGTAAATCGTAAAGACCTGTGTTAAATGGCTTAGTAAAGAACTCGTTTCCTTTTAAACCTTGCGCAAATATGCTTCTCTGTAACGCAAACCCCATACTTCTGTTACTACCTGATTTATACTTTCCTTTTGCATCCCTAAATCTTATATTTTTTTTCTTTGCCCAATCTGCTAACATTTGCATAGGTGGCATTTTAGTAGTGTAGGCAAACCTACTCGTTGGTGCTTTTTGATAACCACCTTTTATTAAACTAGGATTTGAACCTCTTACACCTTCATCAACAAATTTACCATAGCTTTCCATTAAAAAATTTAACAGAAATAGATTCTTTTCAGAATCGAACTCGTATGATATTGAGTTATACAAAGCCCCACCACCTTGACTGTATGGTTTGTTTTTAGTCAAATTAGACTTTGATTGTTGCACTACGTATTTAGCGTATTTTACTGCAATCTCTTCTAGATTCTTGTATTCCATTAGCAGATATAAATATCATTATAAATTTTCACATCCATTGTTGCAGTCCAACCTGCTAATTGGTTTTCAAACCTATCGTAAAAAGGCTGAAGATTTGGGTCTCCTTCTAATTGATACATATCCGTATATAAATCACCCATCCTTAACCTTTGAATAAGCCTATTTAAAACCGAAAGTTGAGTATTTAAAATGTCCTGTAAATCATTATTGCCTGTAAACCTATCTGTTGTTAATTCTTTTGATTGGTTGACAATATCACAAGCTAAAATACTTATATTAAAACTCAAAACCTGCTCTTGGTCGATTACATTATTAATTATAATATGACCTAAAGGAAACATATCTTGCTTGTTTAAATTAACGTCCGTAATGTCTCCTGTCGTTACAGTATTAATGTTTACGTCCTTTAATAATTCTTCTTTTATCGTTTCTGTTAATTGATAAAAACCCCTGACCCCTTGATTTGCCATTATTTAAAATTCTTTTTTATTTGCTTTGCTTCAATTTCGTTTTTGTCTTTCATAAATGATAGCATCATAAAACACTCGTGTAAATTTAATTTAGTGATATCTTTAAATCTTGTAATATCTCCCTGAGCGAGTCCGTAAATTGACTGATACCATCCCCATTTTGTTGAGAATTGAGAAACTGAGTCAAGACTGGGTTGTCCTCCTGACTTTCCAAATAGTTCGTCATAACTTGCGATAACTCTAGTCCTAAATTCCACAAAAAAAAAACTGATGACATTGCTGCATCCATTGGCATATCTAAAAGCTTGTCAGATTCTTGAACCCTATAATCTTCAATACTATATTTATCTTTTAATGAAACCAAAATAGGTCTGTATAAAACGTTCATTGCCTTTTCCATATTACTCCAATCCCCAATATGCATATCTAAGTCAATATATTCCCCAAGACTAAGGTCATCTAAATTAGTATGAAAACCATATTCTGTTTTGTTAATTTTAAACTTCTTTACAAGTTCAGGTTTCTGTTCAAAAATATTTGATAGTGTTTCAATAATTTCATTAGTATCACTAACCTTTAAAAGCATAACCTGTTCAAGTTTTACATTACAAAATATCTCAATCATTTTAGCATTTAAAAACCTGTTCTCTGTTGTTTTATCTTGAATTGATAAATACTTTTTATATTGCCTTAATGTGATATCTTTTAATGATGTAGGAATTTTAATATTAACTTTCATATTTATATAACGTATTTAAAATCAATTTTTACAAAAGTAAAGGTAACAAAAAAAACGCACCTATTTCTAAGTGCGTTATTGAGTCTTGTAAACTGATAGTAAATTTAGTTTATTAGTCTAATAGTTTGTGTCTTGTTCGTAACAGGTTGAAGAACAAAAGTCTTTGTCTGTGTCAATCGGTGTTCCGCAACATCCACATTCTCCACCTTGTCTATCTATTGGGTTTAAATCATCGTACCATTCCATATCTGTAAAATTGTTTTAATTGTTGCTGCTAAAAATATTAGTATTAAATAAACTGTTATCATAACTATAAGTAAATATAGTAAAAATTCCTTGAATAGATTAATTATCTTTTTCATCTTTGAATTTAAAACTCTGCGTGTTCTCTGCAATCGTTGCAAATATCTGTGTCGTTCCATCTTCCCGCACTACAACAGTCTGACATTTCAAAATCATCGCAGTCTCTAGTTCCTGATACATCTATTGTTCCATCTTTATAATGGCTAACCACTAACCCTGTTGCTAGTGATATTGTCTTGTAAGGTTTTTGTTTAAATATCATTTTTATATCTTTTTAAGATTAATTTCTTCATCAATTTTTTTGCTATCTCTACATTTAATCCTAGAGAAATGTCTCTTGCGTACTCTTCTAAAGCTAAATAATAATCGTACTCTGTGTCTGTTAATGATACCATAATGTTCTGTTTTAATTATTTTTGTTACACAAATATATAACTAATTAACTTATAAACAAAATATTTAGTAACTTATTTTAATGAATTTTGTATTTGCCAAAGTTAGGTCTTGAAAGTATTGAGTATGTTGCGTACCTAGTTGGGTCAATAATATGATTGTGTTTGTCTTCGGGTACATTTGTTAAAGTTCCCCCCTTGTCTTCTTTCCATTTATAATTCCTAAACTCTGAAATTGCATTTGTAGAATCTTTTAGTATATGTATTTTGTACCTTTTTAATAAATCAATCCCTGCATTAATTGAGTTCTTACCTTTTACACTTGAAAACACATTATGCCCCATACGCCTTAATTCTTCTATTAAGCGAGGTTCTGCACTATCAGCATAGATTGGGTTTGATGCAAGTTTTTCATCCCTTAAAAACAGGTTGATGTCTTGGGTTGTCATTTGTGTTCTGTAAAGATGTTCTTTTACGTAAAGGTTATAATCTAAAGTGTAAACTGAAACCAAAGTTGTAGGGTCGTTTGTGTATCCAAAGTCCATTCCGTATGCCACTAAATTTGCTTCAATAGGGATTTGGTTTACTTCTGTATAATTAAAGATTGTGCTACGACTTGAAGCCCTTTCGCCTAGTCCGTATATTTGCCAATACTGTTCATCTGTATCTTTTAACCTTTCTATTTCTTGAATTATAGTTTGTTCAATAAAAGGGTTGTCTAAATAAGTTGTTTTATGAAAAACACAATCAGCCCTTGTAATTAGTTTATCATATATCCAATGGTATTCGTCTGATGGGTTAAAGTCTAATATTATCCTGTCCTGCGTTCTAAAGAGTAGCTGCTGCATATCTTCATAATACAACTCGTTTCCCTCATTCACAAATAACAAATCCCTTTTCCGCCCTCTAACCTTTTGAGGTTGGTCAAGTGAAATAAATTCAATAAGATTTCCAAATAAGTAATATTCAGAATTTGACTTATTATGGTTACTTTCTTTGTACATATTATGACCTTGTAATATGCTTATAAAATCCCTCATTACTGTTGCCCTTAGCGATGGAAAGGATTTCCTACAAATAGTTATAACTTTATTTTTATTGCCTGTACAATATTCAAAGATTATCCATAGCAAAATATTGTAAGTTTTACCTGACCTTGTTCCACCTTGTTCAACAATAATTTTCTTGTCTGTTGTTAGTAAATGGTCATAAACAATATTAGTCTTTATTCTTAGTTGCTCCAATTATTTCGATTTGAAAGTTAGTAGGCATACCCTCTGCCCCTGTAATTTCTTGACGTTCTACATAACCTCTTTTTTTACCTTTTGTTTTTAAGTAAAAAATAGTTGCTGCGGTTGAATCTGCTGCAATCTGTTTATGTAATTGTGATTCTGCAAAATCTAAAGCCACGTTCTCTATATCCCTCACTTCAATAGCAAATAACTCATCTTCTTTTAACCATTTATAATACGTGCTTCTAGGTACGTCTGCTTTCTTACAAGCTACTGTAACAACACCCAAACTTTGTTCAAGTGCTTTTAATAGTGATTCCTTTTTTATGTGTCTACTTTCGTCCATTATCTTTCATATTTATCTAAGGTTATATTGTAATCAAAACCAAATTCATTTAATATATATTTTAGTTTTTTATTAGGAAAGCTTTGTGATGCATATCCTAATTTAAATACAAAATTTTTAAAATCTGTTAAATCAATTTTGCTTTTACTGTTTATATAATTCTTTATTTTTACTTTGTTATTTTCTTTTTTAATACTTCCAAATACATCTTCTTTAGTTGAAACACCTAATTCAGTAAAATATTTGTCCATATTTTTTACGTGATTTGATAGTTTTAAATTATTTTTATTTTCATAATTATATTCCCTTATATCTTCTTTTATTATTGTTCGCATCATATCAATTTGTTGTTCATTATTAGAAAACAAATACGGATAATTATTACCAACTAATTCGGGAAAGGTGCATCTATTAGGAACAATCACAATTTGATTATTCATTATACTTTCCGCAATCGAAATACAATAGGTTTCGTGTCTGCTATTAATTACATTACTGTGGCATTTAGATAATTCTTTTAAATAATCACTATGTCTTGTAAAAGATTTTACAATTACATAAGGTTTCCTATTTACGCTGTTTACGTTACTTTTATCTCCTGCCGTTAAAATTACCTGAAACTCTAAACCCTCATTATATAGAATATCAAAAATTTCAAATGTATCTTTCCAATTTTTATATCCATCCAACCTGTGATTGTAAATGAAGGTAAATTTATCATATTTTTGCCCTTGTTCTATTTCATCAGAATATCCACCTAAACTTATTATGCTTTTGTTTTTTATAACATCATTTTTATCCTGTATTAATATATCTTTTGCTTCTTCTTCTAACATATCAAAACAATATTGTGTATGGAAATAATTTACATCTGCACCTAAAGAACCAATTATTTGGTCGTATAAAATATGAGTGCATAGTAAATAAGATGCAACCCTTTCCAAAGACCTATGAATTACGTAATGATGATAATTAAAAACCTTTGGTCTAAAATCTTCAACTATTACATCCTCAAAATATTTAAAATGATGACCTTGTTCGACAACATTATTCCAAATTATATCAAAAGAATATTTTTTAAATAACTGCCTAAATATATTACTGTTGAAACTTATAACTTGGTGTTTTTTAGATTTTGGCATTGGTATTTTAATGATTTTAACCAATGAATTTAAATCATCCTTTATATAGGTTCTGTTTGAATCTATTAAAAGAAAAAAGTTATATTTTTTAGTTTTCAATAGTTCATTACATAGCTGTTTAATAATTATATAATTACTATCTGAATTTAAGACATCAACAGATAACATTGGATAAATTAATATATTTAACTTTGTATTTTGCATATTACTTTAGGATATTGTTTTATAAAATCGTGAAAGTCTTTTTCAAGTTTTGAATATTGGTTATAGTTCATTGATAAGTTTATTGTAACATCTTCTTTTTTATCAGAATCATTACTTTCTTCCATAAGGTCATCTTCTTCATACACTTCGTCTTTAATCTGCCAAACATCTAAACCCCAATCATCCAATTCCTTACTATCCCATCCGTTAGCAAGTATATCCCAATCCCAATCTCCAAATCCTACATTGTCTTTTATAATAAATTGCTGAATTTCTCTATCAGTTAAATCTTCTGCTTTAATAATATAAACTTGTTTATGATTCAATTGCAGACAAGCAGTATATCGCATATTTCCACCTAAAATAAGACCATCGCTATTTACAACGATGGGTCTTAGCTTTAGCATTTGGGGAAACTCCTTTATGCTTTCAATTAATTTTCTAAATTTTTGCTTGTTCATTACCCTTGGATTGTCAGGGTTTTTTCTTATTGAAAGTATGTCAACTTTTTCGATTTTTATTTGAATCATATTTATATAACGTATTAAATTCTTTTTTTTATTTATAATTTACTGTAATTGTGATAATTAGAAAATAAACTTTTATAGTATTAAAATTATAATTAGCATCTTTTCGCATTATTTCCCAACCTAATAAAAATCTATCGTGAGGAAAATGAAACTGTATTTCTGCATTCCAACCCTCTATTTCCATTTCCAACTTTTTGTAATTAACTCTAGCTTTGCAGCTACTTCATTTTCTTTGTCTTTAGGTATATTAACTAAAACATTAAACAAAGGTTTGTTTATTAATGCATCGTATTTGTCCTTAACATTATTGTATTTATTTGTGATGTAATGAACTTGGTCTATTTGGTCGTAATTTAAACCGCCTTTAAATAACATCATATTTTCAATTTCATCTAAAAATCCATTATGTTTTTTATAATAAGGATAGTTTTTTACTAAGTGAATAACATTAGCGTGATTCATATCTTTACCATTCGCAATAAAAAATTGTGCGATATTAGTCCAACGCATATGAAGTTTATTCCTTAACAAATAACAAACTAAAGCTCTGTAATCTACATAATTCCTTTTCCTTGTTTTATTATAAATATCTAATTTACATAAACTAATTACTTTTTCAGCAACTTGTTCAGGTGTACTATAATAATTATCTGATTCTAATGCTTCGCCCCAAGCTAGATTCTTGTGCGCAGTATTATTAATAATATCCTTATTTTCAGTTAATTTGTGTTTATTCATATCTTTAATTTGTTCTTAGTTTTAAAAGGTGGTAACATTCTGCATATTTTTGCCTTGCTTTTCCTTTGTATTTTTCTTTAAATAATTCGTATAACTTTCTTGTGTATTTGTATTTGCTATCGCAATCTACGAAATATTTTTCTGCAAACCTTTTGCCTTTACCTTTAAAATAATTCACATTGTCTGCCGTATCTCCTGCAATCATTTGCTCGTAAAAGTTATACATCGCTTGTTCTTCTGATATATCGTAAACTTCTTTATGCTTGTAATGATAGTTGTACATTAAACAAGGGAACTGTTTATAGTCTTTGTCTATTGAGACAATCATAACAGAGTCCCTACCATATTCATTGCTTAAAGTATGCCAATACCTCGCTACCATATCGTCTGTTTCAATACCATATCCATATATACTGTTGTGGTGTTCCTTTACGAACGTATGCATCTCATTAAGCAAAGGTGGCAATTCAGCACCTTTTCTGTTTGCTTTGTACTTGGTTGTAATTAACTTCCTAAAGTTACCTTTTGAACCGCTAAAACAAAGAACCTTATCTATATTATACATATCCTCTAGATGATTGACTATCTGCATTAATTGATTGTCAAACTTATCTCTCGCATCTTTTATATCTGTATAATATTTTTCGTCATCAGGAGTAAGTCGTTTTTTAAAACAACTGGCAAATATTAAACTATCTGCATCGATAAGCAACACCATTATAAACTGTGATTAATTGAATCGTTACAATCTTCATCTTCGTCTTCATCTATAAAGTCATCCATTAAAATACTGTAATCAATTTCTTTTAATTCTGTTACAATATTATTTAGATACATTTTATGCAGTTTAGCATTATCTTTTATAACTTGGTTAATTATAAAAGGTAAATCTTTAAATAATTGCTCCGTACACATTACTAAAGTTTTCTCGCCATTTTCTCCATAGTTGATGTATAATTCGCCACCGTTTACATAAAGGTCAGTAGTATTTCCAACGTATGTATTCATTCTTGCGTTAGCTAATTCGTTTTTTAAATGTAAAATTTTATTTTTTAATATTGCTTTTTTCATTTGTCTGTTTTTAAATTGTTATAGTTATTTGTAAATAATTTCTTAAATATGCTTTTGCTGATTCTCTAACTTTTAATTTTACAGTTACGTCAGTAATTCCTTTATCATCTTGTAAGTGTTCTTCAATTTTCTTTTTTGCTTCGTTCCAAACTGCATTGTTTATTTTCATTCTGTTCTTGTTATTGCATCGTTTAAAAGATAGAAAAAATACTTTCCGTTTTCAGTTGCTTTTTTTGATGCTGAAAATTTAGCAACCTTATTATTTTTTTTATTAGTAATACGAAACCGCAAACCCATTACTTTGGTGTCTGCGATTTCAAAGGTATATGTTCCTTTCATTACGATTTAATTAGTATAAGGTCTAATTGATTAGCTACATAATTAATATGCTTTTGAGTAGTCATACTCCAATAACCTAATTGATAAAGTTTGTCATCAGCTATTGTTGCTACGTGAGTTGTATAACTCCAAACTTGGTTTCCTCTGATACTTAAATTTTGTTTGTACTTTTCTAACATCTGTTATGTTTTTAATTATTAATTATGCTGCAATATACAAACAATATACTTATAAACAAAACATTTAATAAGTTATTTTATGAAATAATTTAAATTAATTATACTAGCATCTTTTTCTTGTAGCAAATAAACGTCTTTAAGCAATCTTTTCTTTGTCCACATTGTTGTATCAGGACAATACTTTTTAACAGTATCAGGCATCTTTAAATTATCTAACCAATACATAAAATTACCTTTTGGGTCAGCTACAAAATAAATCTTTACAACATCATTAATAGACATTAATGCATCGTACTTGTCTTTCTCTAGCATTTTATCAGGATAATGTTTATTCCTGAACTTCATTTCAATAACGCATTTATTTCCTTTGGGTGTTAAGCCATAGGCATCGTATCTTGAAAAATTATCTTCAGGTATTTTTAAATCCCAACCATCAAAATTTAATATCTGAACAACTGCTTGTTCCAACTTTTTTATTTTACTTATTCCCATTGTCCCAAACAATATTTAATTCTTTTATCCATTGTTTGATTCGTCTTGGGTTGCAGGTGCAAGGTTCGTTGTATTTATGATTATAATATTTTGCGTGTAATTCGCAGACCATTTTGTATTCAACATTTGTGATGACTTGTTTTGTACCCAATCTAAATTGCGACCAATCTTTTTTGTCAAGTTCTTCAAATTTTACCATCTTTTAATTTTTATTTTGTTTAGGTTATTTCTTCTGTCATCGCATTTACATTTAGTTCCTGCAAGTTTATGATAGGTATCAACTATAAATTTAATACCTGTATATTTTGTAATGTAATAAATAGTGTCTCCTAGTTTCATATTATTTGTTTTTTTCTAAATAAATTTGTAATGTAGCTAATGACCTCCAAGCAACTTTAGCTAAATGCAAAACCCCATCAGTATCGTGTGCAGTATGTTCGCTATCTATTAAATGCCTAAGTAAAGCAT